TTAAACTCTTCATCATATTGTTTTCCTGTTCCCATTGATGACACACTCCTTTGTTTTTATTATACTTTGATTGTTTTTTATGTGTCAAGTTTTATTATACAGGATTACTGTGCAGTCTGGATGCCAACAGTTCCTACGACTTTCATCTACAGATCCAAGACAAGCTCTATTCCTTGAGCAGTCTGGATCTGTATTTTACTGTCCCGCAGGGTACGCCGCTCATTGCGCTTCGGAAAAAGAAGATCGGCATCAACACACCGGACCCGCAGGCCACGCTGGATGTGGACGGCAATATTCACATGAATGGCGTCAATGTCCACGGCAAAATGGGCAGAGTGGATGGCTCGACCACCGACCTCAACAATGTGAAGACTCCCGGCTACTATTTTGCGTATTCCGCTTCCACGAAAAAGCACTTTCCGACCACCACAATCGGTATGCTGGAGGTCTTTCTGCCGGAGAGCTACTTCATTCAGCAACGGTACACCGTCTATGATGGCTCAAGGATGTATATCCGAGGAAACTATGGCGGCACATGGTCCTCGTGGCACACGGTGTCGCTGACCAAAGTAACATAACTTTTTCGGAATCAAGGCGCTCTGCGGAGTGCCTTTTTTCATACACAAATTCAACTTTCAAAGGAGGACAAACAACATGAAAGAATTCTGGACGACCATTCAGGTGGTATTCACCGGTATCGGCGGCTGGCTGGGCTGGTTCTTGGGAGGATGTGACGGCTTGCTTTACGCGCTTCTGGCTTTCGTAGTCATCGACTACATCACCGGCATCATGTGCGCCGTGGTAGATAAGAAGCTGTCCAGCGAAGTCGGATTCAAGGGCATTTTCAAAAAGGTGCTCATCTTCGCTCTGGTCGGCATCGGGCATATTCTCGACACCCGTGTCATCGGCAGCGGCTCGGTGATGCGTACCGCCGTCGTTTTCTTCTACCTGTCGAACGAGGGCGTAAGTCTTTTGGAGAATGCCGCATATCTGGGACTGCCCATTCCGCAGAAGCTGAAATCCGTACTGGAGCAGCTTCATGACCGTGCCGAAAAGGAGGACGAATAATATGGCTTACACGAACAGCTCTCTGGTGTCCTACACCAAGCTCTGCCCGAACCACTCCGGGCAGCGCACCCACAGCATTGACCGCATCACGCCCCACTGCGTGGTGGGTCAGTACAGTGTGGAAACGCTGGGCAACATCTTTTTGCCGACCTCACGGCAGGCAAGCAGCAACTATGGCATTGGTGTGGATGGTCGGGTCGGGATGTATGTGGAAGAGAAAAACCGCTCCTGGTGCTCCTCCTCCGCAGCCAACGACCAGAGGGCTGTCACCATCGAATGTGCCAGCGACAATTCCGAGCCTTATGCTTTCAAGGATGTGGTGTACCAGCGGCTCATTGAACTTTGCACCGACATCTGCAAGCGCAACGGCAAGACAAAGCTGCTCTGGCTGGGCGATAAGACCAAGACACTCAACTACACCCCGAAATCCGACGAGATGGTGCTGACCGTCCACAGATGGTTTGCGAACAAGAGCTGTCCCGGCAACTGGATGTATGCCCGCATGGGCGATTTGGCATCCAAGGTCACGGCAGCTCTCGGCGGTGATGTAAAGCCTGCCGAACCCGCCAAGCCCACCGGGTCTATCAAGGTCGGTGACCTCGTGACCATCACGGGCAGCACCTACTATAACGGCAAAGCCATTCCCGGCTGGGTTAAGAAGCTCCGCTGGTATGTGGTAGAGGTCAGCGGCGACCGCACGGTCATTAACAAGGACGAGTCCGGCAGGTACGCCATCATGTCGCCAGTCAAAACCTCGGCACTTACCGTGGCTGGCACGAAACCCGCCGAGAACTATCGCATTCATACCGTAACGCACGGAGATATCCTCTGGGCAATCGCAAAGAAGTATCTCGGCAACGGCAGCCGCTACAAGGAGATCGCCAGTCTGAACGGACTGAAAAGCAATGTCATCTACAGCGGTATGAAACTCAAGATCCCGAATAAATAATCTTTGCATATGCCCTCTGCGGATTCATTTCCGTGGAGGGCATTATTTTTTTTGCGGACCAGACAGGCGTTTTCCCTCCAGTCGGTACTGAGGCAAACCCTCGGACTGGAGGAAAACTCTATGACAGATTGGCAGAGAGAACAAATACGAATATTGCGCTTACAGGGCGTCAGTTATGTGAAAATCGGCGAGCAACTCGGAATTTCGGATAATACGGTGCGCTCCTTTTGCCGCCGCAGCGGGCTGGGTGACAGTGCAAAGAATGCCGTTGCCTGCAAGCAGTGTAGGAAGTTGATAAAAATCATCCCTAAGCAGAAGCCGAAAAAGTTCTGCTCAGACGCCTGCCGCACTGCATGGTGGAAGTCACACCCGGAGTGCGTCAACCGAAAAGCTGTTTATGCGTACACCTGTGCCTGCTGCGGACGTCATTTTACTGCCTATGGAAATAATCATAGAAGGTACTGCTCTCACGCCTGCTATATTGCAGATCGCTTCGGAAGGGAGCGTGGCTGTGATGAATGACGCCTACAGAGAGCGGCTGGAGCAGTATTTTGCCTCCATGCTCCAGGCAAAGCAAATGCTGTCGATGGGGATTTTAACCCCGAAGGATTACGCCACGATTGATACAATTATGGCCGAAAAATATGGGATATCTTCGTGTAGTTTATACCGCGGGATTGACTTGATATACGGTGAGTTCAGAGGTAATATGTCACACTACAAGGAGGTGACACAATGTCAGGAAGAATAACCGCCGTATCAAAACCGCCGAAGCTGGAGCGTAAAAAGCGAGTCGCAGCCTACGCCCGTGTTTCCAGTGGCAAGGACGCCATGCTTCACTCGCTGTCCGCACAGGTCAGCCATTACAGCGACCTTATCCAGAGAAATAGCGACTGGCTCTATGCAGGCGTCTATGCCGATGAAGCCAAGACCGGCACGAAGGATTCCAGAGCGGATTTTCAAAGGCTTATTGCCGACTGCCATGCCGGAAAAATCGATATGGTGATCACCAAGTCCATCTCCCGCTTTGCACGAAACACGGTCACGCTGCTGCAGACCGTCCGTGACTTCAAAGCCTGGGAGGTGGACATTTTCTTTGAAGAACAGAATATCCACACCATGAGCGCCGACGGTGAACTGATGCTGACCATTCTGGCGTCCTATGCGCAGGAAGAAAGCCGCTCCGCAAGCGAAAACCAGAAGTGGCGCATTAAGCGGAACTTTGAGGAAGGAATGCCGTGGAACGGAGCCATGCTGGGATATCGTCTAAAGGACGGACGGTACGAGATCGTTCCAAAGGAAGCCGCACTTGTCCGCCGCATTTATAACGAGTACCTTGCCGGTGACGGCTATCAGGCTGTTGCCAAACGGCTGACTGAGGAAGGTGTTCCGTCCCGCTTCGGTGGGAAATGGAACCAGTCTGTGGTTTCCAAGATACTGAGTAACTACACCTATACGGGCAATCTGCTTTTGCAGAAAACCTTCCGTGAGAACCATATCACGAAGAAAACCGTCATCAACCACGGTGAATTGCCGAAATACCACGCAGAGAACACCCACGAAGCCATTATTGACATGAAGACCTTTCATGCGGTTCAGACCGAGAAGGCACGGCGGGCGGCTCAGTTCAATAAGAAGCCAGCACCGAGAACCACATACCCATTCACAAGCCTTCTGGTATGCGACAACTGCGGAAAGAACTACCGCCGCAAGACCACCAAAACGGGCATCGTTTGGGTATGCGGAACCTTTAATACACTCGGCAAATCCGCCTGTGCTTCCAAGCAGATACCGGAAACAACGCTTCAACAGGTTACAGCCGAAGTTTTGGGTGTAAAGGCTTTTACACGGGAACAGCTGCACAGCCGGATACAGAGTATTCGGGTATGCAACGGAAACATTCTAATTTTCTGCTTCAAAGATGGCTCGGAGGTCACACGCACATGGAAAGACCGCTCCCGTAGTGAAAGCTGGACGGACGAGATGAAGGAAGCTGCACGCCAAAAAGCCTTAGAGAGGAGCAAGCACAATGCCTAAAGTAACCATGATACCCGCAACCATCAATCCGCTGACACACCTGCCGAAGGTGGCCGCGCAGAAGCGGCGTGTTGCTGGATATGCCCGTGTTTCTACCGACAGCGACGAGCAGTTCACCAGCTACGAAGCCCAGGTGGATTACTACACCAAATTCATACAGTCCAAGCCGGAATGGGACTTCGTAAAAGTATATACGGATGAGGGTATTTCCGGCTGTAATACCAAAAAGCGAGACGGCTTTAACAGTATGGTTTCGGATGCTCTTGCCGGAAAAATCGACCTCATTGTCACAAAGTCGGTCAGCCGATTTGCCAGGAACACCGTGGACAGCCTGGTCACCATCCGCAAGCTGAAGGAAAACGGCGTGGAATGTTACTTTGAAAAGGAGGGCATTTTCACATTTGACGGCAAGGGTGAGCTGCTCATCACCATCATGTCGAGCCTTGCCCAAGAAGAAAGCCGCAGCATTTCGGAAAACATCACCTGGGGACAGCGTAAGAGCTTCGCTGACGGAAAGGTGCATCTTGCCTATAAACGCTTCCTTGGCTACGAAAAGGGCGAGGACGGCAGAACTACCATTGTGGAAAGTGAAGCGAAAATTGTTCAGCTGATTTACCGCCTTTTCCTTGATGGCAAGTCACAGGCGAGCATTTGCAGATATTTGGAGGACTTGGGTATTCCGTCACCTGGCGGCAAGGATAAATGGAGTAAGACCACGGTCACCAGCATTCTGCAAAATGAAAAATACAAAGGCGATGCGCTACTCCAGAAATCCTTCACGGTCGATTTTCTGGAAAAGAGGATGAAGCCCAACGAGGGTGAGGTGCCGCAATACTATGTGGAAGGCAGCCATCCCGCCATTGTCGATCCTGACGAATGGGATCATGTGCAGACAGAGTTTGCCAGAAGAAAGGCACTGGGCAGAGCCTACAGCGGAAAGAGTGTTCTTTCAGCCAATCTGGTCTGCGAGGACTTCGGTGGCTTCTTCGGCTCAAAGGTCTGGCATTCCACCGACCGCTACCGCCGTACCATCTGGCAATGCAATGGCAAGTTCAAGGGCGAGGAACGCTGCCATACTCCCTCGGTAGATACGGAAACCGTGCATCGGCTTTTTATTCAAGCCTACAATCGTATGATGGAGAACCGGGAGCGGATCATCAAGGACTGCGAAGCCATGCGCCGTGCGCTGACAGACTTTGTGGAATTGGACGCAGAAATTGAACGGCAGCTTGAGGAAACACAGGTCGTAGCCGAACTGGTCAAGGCGGCAGTCAAGGAAAACGCTTCTACAGCACAGTCTCAGGAGGCTTATCTGAGAAAGTATGAAGCCCTCACCGAGCGTTACGAAAAAGCCGCTGCGGAACTGGAGCGGTTACAGAACCTGCGTACTACGCAAAGTCAGCAAGACAAGGCAATGGCACTTTACATCCGCACCCTCAAAAAACAGCCGGTGGTGCTGCGTGAGTGGAGCGCCACCATCTGGACGGTGATGGTCGAGAAGGCAATCGTCCACAGGAACGGTGCGATTACCTTCGTTTTCAAGAACGGCACAGAGGTCAAGGTCGGAGAATAAGATACAAGGTCGCAAGGTCGTTCGTATTTTGGGCGAACAGGTTTTGCGGCCTTTCTCTTGCGCTCTTGAGGAATAATTAAAATGTGCACACCCTTTTTGCCGAAAATGCACACCCCCGACTAAAATCTGCACACCCCTCGACCTTTCGTTAAAAAGTGTTATGGGAGAAAACGCAAAAGGCTCCGCAGCGACCGTTTCCGGAACGCCACGAAGCCTTATATCGTTAAAAAGTATTAAAAAGCCTTGCGAATCAAGGACTTTGCAAAAAGAAACTGGACACCAATCAAGATACGCATTGTATCAAAATTGGTGTCCAGTTATGGTCGATGTGACGGGACTTGAACCCACGGCAAATTTCAACTCACACGCTCACGTGGAGCGTGACTATGCGCTTCGAGGAAACAGCCGCCGAAACCAATATTTCAACTCACACGCTCACGTGGAGCGTGACGTAAAGGTTGTACTCTTCGTCCTTTTTCTCGAAATTTCAACTCACACGCTCACGTGGATCGTGACGGCGTCAGCGTCGGCACAGCAGACCGAAGCTGACATTTCAACTCACACGCTCACGTGGAGCGTGACTTCGCCAGCAATTCTCACTGTATCGTCCTTACACATTTCAACTCACACGCTCACGTGGAGCGTGACGACAGGCTCGTTATAGGGTTCAATCGTTTGATGATTTCAACTCACACGCTCACGTGGTGGTTTTGTCAATATCACTTGACACATTTTATTCGAACAAGAATTATGCAGCGAGAAAGATATGATCATAGTAGAG